GGAACTATCACCAATAATGCAAAAGGGTTTAGACCTTCCTAAACCAGTTTATGACCAAGCAGTTTTGCCTCCAGACATTACTGAACTCAGTAGCGAACAATTGGCAGAGATGTTTACCATCCTTACTGGATGGGCGGATTACATGTCATCACAGTTAGTTCAGGCTCAATTAGCAGAGAGAGATGCTTTAAGAAAAGCAGAGTTTGCTGAGAGCAAGGCTCTTGTGAGGTTGACCACAGGATCTCCCAAAGGGACAACGGTCTCTCTTATCAAGGCTCAGATAGACGTTGATCCAGACATTGTCGATTTGCGGGATAGATATGAAGAGAAGTATGCTTACCGCAAGATCCTAGAGATGATGGTCAATAATCAAGAACGGGACATCACTTTAGTTTCGAGAGAAATAACACGCAGAACAAACGAGTCCCGAATGGGACGGAGGGATACATTCATAACATGAAAAAAATAAACGTAATACTAAGCGCTGTTCTATTAGCAGCATCAGTTTCTTTTGTGTCAGCATCATCTGCACAAGCAGCATGCTCTGCTGCAGATCCATGTGGTACATGGGCTATGGTAGATGGTTCAGGAAACGTTACTAACATAATTGTTTGCCAACCATCAGTTTGTGGTTCAGGATTTTTTGCTGGAAGTAAAGTTGTTCTTCAAGTTCCAGCAAATCCAGTAACAAATACATCTCAAGGTGGTTACTACAATCCAGATCCACAAAATCCAGTTAAATATAATGAACAAAATAACACGTTTAGTGTAGGGGCTCCTATTGCCCCCGCCCCAGTTACTAGAGTTGAGGTTGTTGATTCTGTAACACTATCAGCAACAATAAACTCAACTACTTCAACTTTTAGTCCTAACAACGTCGTTAATGGAAGTGTTGAATTTACTCCAGTAGTAGATACTTCAACTTCAGCAACTATTTCAGCAACTAAAGTCACTCCAAACTCTACAGTTAAAGAAAGCATTTCTTTTTCTACACCACAAACAGTAGAGCAAATTAGAGCATCCCTTACTGATGAGTTGGCTATGTTACGGGCTAATTTAGCCAAATTAATTGCTTTACTTAAAAATTGGGTAAAGAATTAAAAAAGCATTATTTGTACTGGTACTGCTTTTTAATCAGGCGGTACCAGTACATGCTGAGATTCCACCATCAGTGGTTGTTATAGACTCTGGAATTAATACCAGTTTATTTAAAGATAACGTTGTTTATGAAGTTTGCATATTGTCTAAGTCTGAATGCCCTAACGGTAAATCATTTATGGAGGGTTTAGGTGCTTCTAAAATTAATGAGTCTAGTGATAGCGTTTTAAACCATGGCACAAACATTGTTTCAGTTATGACTCAAGTTAATTCTTCAATAAAAGTTATTCCAATAAGGATTGTTGGAATAAATAAATTTGGAAATCCTGAAAACTATACTCTAGATGATATTGACAAGGCTTTAACATGGGTAACAAAAAACCAAAAAAAGTACAACATATCTGTAGTAAACATTTCTCAAGGAAATACTTTTAACACATGTGATGTTTCTCCAATCTTCAAAAGACAAGTGTCTTTATTAAAAAAAGTCAATGTTCCTGTAATTGCTGCTGCAGGTAATGATGGAAATAGTGAACCTGTTTTTACACCAGCATGTTGGAAAGACACCATATCAATTGGAGCATCAGATTCTTCTGGAAGAATACAGCCCTATAGTAATTTAAATGGAAAAGTTGATTTTTATGTTCAAGATAATTACAATGTTCTGATGTTAAACGGTAATAAACAACCAAGGATCGGAACATCAAATTCAACAGCAGCATTTTCCACATGGTGGTTAATGAACAATAAAGGTTCAATTGAAAAAACATACAAGTATGCTTTATCGGTTTCAACTTTAACGACCAATAGTTCAGTGAAAGGTTTTTATGTCAGAACAAACTAATGAAACAATACTTGATGAAGCACAGAGACTAATTACTGGTGATCGTAATAAGTCTTACGACCATCCTTTAGATAACTTTAATAGAATTGCAAAAGGTTGGGAAGTTATTTTTAACACTGAAGTTACAGAAGAACAAGTAGGTTTAGCAATGGCTTGGGTCAAAATTTGCAGAGAAGTTTATCAATCAAAGCGAGACAACCTAGTTGACGGGGCGGGTTATCTAGGTACTGTTCAAATGGTAATAGATGAAAGAAACCGCCGTGCCAACCAAATCGATTGATGGCGGATTATCAAAAAACTGTAAAGTAACTGTAGGGATTGATCAATCTCTAACTGGGTTTGCTTTTACTGCATTAAAAATTGAAAATCCAAATGAGTATATGACTTGGGTATACAAGTCTCCTTATTTTGGTATTGAAAGATTGGTTGATATTCGACAATGGTTAGTGGACCACTTTAATTATTTAGAAGAACGTGACAATGAAATCCAAGATATCGCAATGGAAGGCACGGTCCTTGCCAGCCATGCAGCCCTCGTCTTAGGGGAACTATCTGCTCTTGTAAGAATAACAATATATGATGAGTTTACTGAGCCCCATGATAATTTAAAATACCCACTTAAAGTCCCACCAATGACTTTAAAAAAGTTTGCAGCAGGTAAAGGAAACGCTAAAAAACAAGAGATGTTATTACAGATCTATAAAAGATGGGGTATTGAGTTCAATGATGACAACGCTGCTGACTCTTACGCCCTAGCAAGGCTGGTTTCTGGCCACAGTATTAATGATGTAGAAAAAGCAATTATTGAACAAATGAAAGACCTTAAATACAGAGACCAACCAAGGATTTAGCCTTACCATTTAGTCTAGGACGGCACACTAACTCGAACCAAAGGACTAACAATTGAATACAGAACCAGAAGTAGTTTCTGCTGACGAACCGTTTTTACGAGTCAGCGCATCATCAAATCCTCAGAGCGTTGCATCAGCAATTGCCCACGCAATTTACGAAAAACATGAAGTTAAGTTACGTGCTGTAGGTGCTGGAGCAGTAAACCAAGCAGTTAAAGCAATAGCCATCTCTCGTGGTTATGTTGCGCCTAGAGGTCTAGATTTAACCTGTAAACCAGGGTTTACTACTATTGAATCCCGTGATGGCGAAATTTCAGCCATTGTGTTTGCCATTTCAGCAAGTTAAAACAGTTCTATCCTTAGACATACCGTAAGGAGTAATTATGGCAACTTGGTCATCAGTAGGTCACGCAATGCGTCGTCGCATGGGCGCACCTTCATCCCATCTAGAGTCAGCAGGTAAAAAAATGAGTAAAGATTTATCACCAGAACAAATTGTTGCATCTGGAGCCCGTGCTTACATGGGTAGCGATGCCAACAACTTTAACAACGTAAGCGGAACACCTTCAGTAGGCAAGTTAATGCCAAAGAAGAATGTACAAGCATCAGATCCAACAATCAATGACAAGGCTAATCGCAAAAACATTGAACGTGCTGGTGCACAATACCGCATCACTGCAAAAATGCCTGCTCCTGTAAACAGCGAAGCAGCAGCAACAATGATGAACGCAAGAATTGTTCCATCTGTTGCAGGACGTCAAGCACCTAACTTTGACGCTGGAATGGAAGGCAACTACTAAAATGCCATTGTCGAACTCACAGTTCGGCGGTAGCGATAGTTATTCTTCTATGGCTATGACGCCTAATGTAGATGCCCCTTTGTCATTAAGTAAATCTACACTTGGTTCTGCTGCACAAGCGACTGCATGGAAGACTAAAAGTTTAGGCGGAGGTAATCCTTTGTCGTTATCAAATAAGACAATGGGTACTACTTTTAATTGGGATGACTCTTCTTCAGCACCATCAGTTCCTCAATCTGATAAAGGTGCTGGAAGAAATGCTTAGTAACGAACAATTTGCAGAACTAGCAAACAAAGGCGGAGCCAGTCGTAGTTTTAAAACTGGTGAAGAACCAAAAGGTCCTGGAGTTATGGTTTCAATTCCTGGTGCTGAAAAAATTACTAACGCTCCATACACTGCTGAAGAAGCAAAGGGTTTTAAAGACCAATACGCTGCAAAAGCCAAGGGTGATGTTTACCAAGGTGCATGGAAATCTGGAGATAAAATATTTTCAGACATAAGTGAAAAGCACACAACTCTTTCAGCAGCACGTAAGGCTGGCGTTGAAAATAAACAAATTGCTGGTTACGACTTAGGCGGAACGGATGCACGACGCATGGAGGGCGGCAACGTTTACTTTGGTCGCAAAGTTCCTGGTGTTGAATCTAATCCAGAGTTCCAAGAGAGTGCTCACAGAACTGCTGAATACGAACGCATGGAACCAAAACCAAAAGCAATGGAATTTGCAGAACAGTCTCACATTAGTCGTGGTGCAACTTATAGAGGCAAAAAGATTTCAATAAATGAAGTGTATTCAACAATTGCAAAGAACCGTCGAAATAGAGGTGTCTAATGGCTGGCGGTTACAATAACTTTTCACCTCAACAAAACTGGCAATCACTTGGTGGTGGCGGTTTAAATGGTTATAACAATCAGGGTGGTGCAGGAACTCCTGTAGCCCGTGACACAATGGATTCACTCCGTATTGGTACGGGCCGTGTTCCATCAGCAGAGTATCCAGATGGTTATTTAGGAACAATTCGTTCACGTCGTGATGATCGCTTATTAGATTCAATTAAATCTCGTGTTAATCAAAAGGCGTATCAACGTGGTGTTCACAAAGGTGAACGCATTGAGCCATCAATGTATTACTGGCCAGAGGGTGTTAACCCAATGATGGGTATTGCTCGTCAAATGAAAGCAGCACCAGTAAATAACAATGGCGCAGTTACTTACATGATTCCTCGCAATGC